TATGAGAACACAACCAGTTCCACACGCATCAATCTGAAAGACTGAATTTCGGTCATACTTGAACAAAGGCAAGAAGCCTTCTGGCGCATCCTGAAAGATTGCTGGTACAGGTTTTGGGTACAAGTGTTTGTGAGCATCAAAGGCTGCGAAAACTAAACCTGATACAACTGGTCGCTCTTTATCGTGAGCGGTTTGAATAAGTAAATCAAATACTTCTGTGGAGAGTTGTTCATCCACATCAATCATCAAGAGCCAATCTGAGTCAGTATTTTCAAGAAATGCTTTGACAATTCGATTGCGCATCTTGGAAAGTAATCCAGAGCCTTTTATTCTGACAAATGGCCCTAATTTGTCACGGCGGTCTTGGCAGAGTTGAAACATCCGATATGCCCACGCCGCATTGACGGTGCCTGGGTCACACGCACCGATTGAAACTTTATGTCCTGTTTTCATTGAATCCCCCGATTCGTTAGGAAGTGTAGGAGCAGGCAGGTCGGGGGATTCCCACCTGCTCCTACACAACTATTTAGTTGTTCGTTCTAACTAGAACGATGGTGCAACTAGACCAGTACCGCTGATGATTGAAGCGGCCTTTGGATAGCGCTCTGCGGTGAATGCAGAGAATCCATACACAACGGTCTTGATGGTTAGGCTGCCAGGGGCAGTTGCATCAAAGCGGAGTGAGAATGGTGAGCCTGGTTGCTCCCAGAGGTGCATTTCGCGTGCATCAACAAGATAGATTTCATCTTGGTTGGTGGCTGCACCGTAGTTTGTAGCAACATTTGCATCACTGATGATTGGGAGACCAAGAAGTTGGTATCCGCTGTTTGCATACTGAGCAACGCCTGCGCCAACTCCAGCAGCGTTCATTGGTCCGTTAGCAGTTGGAACAACTACTGGACGGCCTGCAGTATCAACTGCAGCGAGCAAGAATGCTAGGCGGCGTGGGTGCATAATCCAGTGAGTTGGTGTGGTGAACACATTGCTCTGAACTTGCTGTAGAGCATCTGCCAACTTTGGATATAGCAATGCAACTGTTGGTGCTGTTGATGTGAAGGTGATTGCGTTTCCACCTGAAGCGCGGATACCCTTGAACTGTCCATTGGAACCAGTTCCGTTGAGTACCTGTGCATCAAGTGTTGTGTGGAATGAACGAATCAAGTCAGCAACAACAAATGCATCAATGCCTGTTCCGCGCTCAATTGCTTGGCGGGATAGGTCCTGTTGTCCCGCGATGGTACGCACTGGGACAGAGAGCAGGGTGTCATCTGCATCGGTATTGGAAACAGAAGTGTTCTGTGTTTCCTGGATTGCTGTTGATGTACCTGTAGTCATACGGCTGATTTCAAGCGACATACCAGCGGCAGGAAGTGCCATCTTGTTTGTTGCGAAATCTGCAGTTGGGCGACCAGCGCGTGCAAGAGGTGCAGCGAGGTCAACGAGGTATTGTGGAACAACAAGTCCTGCGAAGTTTGAAGTGTCAACTGCGCGTGATTCAACAGATTCTTCCTTCATGTGGCGTGCAAGACGCTCTGAAGCAGCGAAATCGCCACGAACTTGAGCATTGAATGCATCGCGAACGAATGAAGTTCCGTTGTCTGGACGGTATGTACGCTCTTCGCGTACGATTGAAGTTGTTGCCTTTGGAAGAGCATCTGCAACGACTGAGCGTGCTTCTGCTGCTTTCTTATCGGCTGCTGCTTGTGCAGTCAACTTCTCAATCTTTGCATCGAGCGAGCGTGATTCTTCAACGAGGGCATCAACCTTTTCGGTTTCCTCAGCAGTAAGGTCGGTACGGTTCTCAGCAGCAACTGCTTCAAGAACTGCATCCATTTCAGCCTTCACTGCATCACGGCGCTCAACAACTTTGTCAATGTATGACATTATTGAGTTCTCCTTGTGAGTGTTTGTAAGGGTCCGAGGTGGTGGCGATGATATTTCACGGCGCTCATTGAGGGTGTGAGTCTCGCTCCGACTTCGTATCTGCTCTTGTGAGCAGAAATCTATTTTGTGTTTTGGATAATTGCTTTGGCCAAACGAAGTGAAATTGTGCGGCTTTGTTCTTCACTTGGCGCTGGTAGTGGGTCAATGGCACGAAGTTCTGATGACTTGTGGCCAACAAGAACTTCAGTTGCTTCCCATCCATCACGAACTTCGCGATAAACGCGGATAAGGATTGCAGGGTCTCCTTCTTCTGCAGTGATGGAGAAATCAGAGTCAGGTATCCCAAGAACTCCTTCTCTCATTACATGCTCAATGCGACCACGGGCGGTTCCGCCTGATGAATCCCATTCTACAAAATCTCCAACGACATCAACAGCGCGAGAAGAATCATCTTCAATCTCTTCTTCTTCATCGTACTCTTCATCGTCATCTTCTTCTTCGCCTTCAATATCTAGCAATTCGGATAGGTAATCGCGAAGCGCCTTGATTGAATCCTCATCAAGTTTGCGGCCTTCCTTGATGGCATCTAGTGCGTCAGCAATCTTCTTGCGGGCTTCAACACTGGTGGTTGGGTAGGCAGGATATGTGACAACTGAGACATCGCCATCAGCAAGTGATACTTCTGTCAATGTGCGCTCGCTCTTATCCTTGCTCCAATTCTGGCGGATAACACGAAAAGCAAAACTCATCTGGTCAACATCTCCGCGTTGAACCAGCGTATAAATGTCGCGGGCTTCTTGGGTATCGGCAAGTTCTGCATCAAAGCGCAATCCACGGTCATCTTCAGTCAATGTCAATGTGCCATTTTTGGTGCGAGCCAAAGGCAATCCTTCGTGATTGATAAGAAGTCTGACATCAGGCATTTCATTCAATGTCTTGCGGAAAGCACCAGGTGCGATTCTCTCTTTGAATGGCAGTGGAACACTGGCATCGTTGAACACTGCCGCGTATCCTGATAAACGCATAACGCCATCTTCTGCTTGGCGTGCTTCGACATCCTGCACAACATATGTGCGGCGCTCTATCTTTTTCATTTTGCTCCTTGAATCGGCTTCAGCATCCAAAGCATCAATCTGGCGTTGCGCCCAATTTTGCGCTCTATCACTGAAGTTGGAATCGCCGCCCCAGAGAAGCCAGGCAACCAAGCCTGCTCCTGGATATTCTGCGTGCGAAGGGTCACTGTTCTTTGGTGCCTGTCCGTCAACTTTATGGCGGGCAAACCAAGGTGCCATCTTGCGAACCTTGTTATCTGAGATTCTTCCTGCAGCCATATCGCGTGCTTCACGCTTTGTGGCATCAGTCAATCCATCGCCCCCAAAACCTTCTTCTAAATATTTCAATCCGCGAGCAGCATTGTTGCGGATAAATTCCGGAACTGAATCTACTGCTCTTACTTCTCCGCCTGGTTCCATATCTTCAGCAATTGAAATTGCAACCATTTGGTCAATCGCATCTTGTTTTGTATCGTGGCAAGCAACGGTTGTGTAAGAACCGTTTGCTTCTTCTTTCACTGTTGCCCATCCATCACAATCGCTTTGATTTTGAGAAATGTAGTAAGGCATTACTTGACCTCATACACTGATTCAGGTGATGCAGGGTCAATAGTTGACACCGCCTGCAACTGTGTTGATGGAACTCCAGTGTGCTTGATTGTTGGCATATCCAAGGCTTTGAGAACAGCCTGTGGGTCAAAGCCAACCTGCACAAGTTGAGCAATAATTTCTGCACGCAACTTCATACCAACTTCAGGTGCATCTGCAGCATCAATGTTCTGTAATGGCACACGGTGTTGGTCGCCTGCTTCGCCAAGTGGTGACAAATCTTCAACAGCGCGAACATCATTGAGTGAAAGGAATCCTTCACGAAGTCCTTTTGTATAGGCATCGTAACGCTCAAGAGTTGTGCCACGAAGAAGAGCATCAAGATTGAACTTGATGAATCCATCTGGTTCTGGCAATAAAGGAGAGAGCGCCTGTTCAATGCGTTCCAACAATGGACGCAATGAGTGTTGCACGAACGATAAGTTCTGTGCTTCAACTGATGCAAATGACATTGCACCAGCAACAGGATGACCCAGTAGCGAGACTGGCACGCGGAATAGGCGGGCTATTTCCTCAACCCCGAAGCGGCGTACTTCAAGCAACTGGGCATCGGCAGCATTCAAAGTCAATGGCTTGAAGGAAGCACCGCCAGTGAGTACGCCGATTTTGCCCGCTCTATATGGGCCAGTATGTGTGATATTCCAATCGCGAGCAAGGTCTGAAACCTGCTCTTCTGTCATATCACCTGGCGCTTCAATAACGCCACCAGGATTGGCAGCGTTGCCAAAATATGAAGCAGCATAAACTTCAGCAGCCATCGCAGAACCAAGAGTTACACGGGCTGCACCAATCGGTCCAAGACCAAGCAATTGTCCTGGAAGTCTAAAGAGCGGAATATGAACAACTTCATTTGCGCCTAATTCATAAGAGAAGTTTCCAAATGCATCGCGCACCATATAGCGAAGCGGTTGACCTGGAACTGGACGCTCAACACGCACATCGCGTGGATTGAGAACATAGAGTTCAAGAACTTCGCCCATATCATCCATTACTTTGAGGATGAAAGCATTTCCTTCCAAGTTCAACGAAGAGATGATTTGTTCGTAGAACTCCAAGCGTGTTGTCTCTGGGTTTGGATTATTGACCCAGTTTGGAACTTCGCCATATACAGCGGCATAAGAAATTCGATTGCGACCACGGCGAACATATGCGCCAAGCGGTAGTGATGAAATCGTGTCACCAAGTAAGCGAACGCAGGCATAAACTGTTGACATTCTAATTGCTGTTTCAGAGTTGACATCAACTCCTGCTGGTGATGCATATGCTGGTCTGCCAGGAATCAGCGGTTCAACGAACTGATTCTCTGCTCGCTTCTCGCCCGAAGCGCGAAGTCTCTTAGATAGACTCATTGCCTGCCTTTTCTGCTAAGTGATACCAACCGCCATCCCAAAGGGTTAGCAGTCTGAGGAAGTAATCTTCGTATTCTTTGGCGATAACATCTAATGCATATCTGCCAACAGAATGTTCTCTGATTTTCTTTCGGTCTAGTGTCTTGACCTTTTCGGCTGCATCCATAAATTCTTGCAGCGTTCTGCAACGGTAGCCTGTTAGACCGTTGATGTTGTTCTCTGTAAATGCTCCCCAATCGGTTGTGATTGTTGGTGTGCCACAGGCTTGGGCTTCAATCACCACATTTCCGAATGGTTCGATATACAGCGTTGGAGCAAAGGTTGCGATGGCATTGCTCATCAACTCTGCTCTTTGTTCTGGCCCTACTGAGCCAACAAACTCTCCATATCCTGATTGCTCACCAGGACCTGCCAGGATAAGTCTCTTGCCTAGGCGCTGGCAGACTTCCTGAGCAATTTTGTAACCTTTGCGTTCAATCAATCGCCCAATGAAAAGGTAGTAATCACCTTTGCCTTCACCAAGCGGGAACATCTCTGGCTCTAGGTATCCAGGAATCACAGTGTCAAAGAATTGACCATCAACAGCAGTCGGATTCTTGTGGGCTGCATAAATTGAATGCATCCAGGCATATGATTCAAAAACGCGATACTTACTAAAAACGCCGCCATATCCCACGCCGAACTCAACGATGATGTGATTGGGGTATTTATCAGCAATCTCTTTATGAGCGTATCCGCCAATGAGACAGATGAAATCTTGCGGCTGCAAGTGGCTTTGCATCAGCCTAATCACATTGGTATTAAAGATTCGCCAGTGCAGCGCATTGGTGTCAAAACTTGCCTGTGTGTAATGGCTGTTGCCAACCGCCTGCGCACGGCGTTCTTCAGATATGCAAGTGATTAACTTTGTCACTGGCGCTTCTACTTGCTCGCCAGCGTACAGATAAACTTCGTGACCTAAACTGGTCATCATTATGCAAAAGCGCCTTACCTTTTCGGTGAAGGCACATCCTGCAAATTCTTTTGTCACCTGCGTGTGCGGCAGGCTTACAACGTGAAATCTCATACATCCCCCGATGTTTGATATGAACTACAGTGACTTTATTTCATTTTCTGTTAGTCCAAGAGCAGCAAGTTTTGCTTCAGCAGAAGCCTTTGCAGCAGCCTTGGCTTCTTCTGCTGCGATACGTTCTGCTTCTGCTACAGCGTGTGCTGCTGCATCTGCTTCTTGCTGTGCGATTTCTTCAGCAGTGAGTTCCACTTCTGTGGTGACTCCTGTTGAGCAATCTACTACGAGTTTGGTTGGCATTGTTTCTCCTTAGTTATCAGACTGTGTTTTTGATTCCGTATAGGGTGGCACTACTATATTGGACGAAAGTTCCGCCTGTTGGGTAAATAGTAAATCTTGTAATTGCGGAAGTCTGTGACCATAAACCAGCAATTAGATTTTGATAACCAACAGTAGAATTGTTTTCGGCTACGTTATCAGACGAATATGATTTATTATTAGAACCAGCATAGTTTGGAACATACACGCAACTGTTTTCAAAAGTGCTTGCAGTTACATTTGCTCCTGGAACTGTTCCACCGTAACCACTGGAAATGCTCCCTGATGATGCCGCAGAACCTTGACCTAATAAATAACGAACACTCAAATTGCTATTTGAGTTATTGAAATAAAGATACCAGCCTTCCCAAGAACTACTAGTATTTCTTAGGGATGTGAGCAAAAGCAAATCAGTATAAGTTCCAGGTATATTTTGAAAATCAATGTTTGCCGCCCCACCGCTACCTACTGTAGTAGTCGCGATAGCCGTATAAGTTATAGCCATAGTTAGTTATGTCCTTTCATAGGGCTAGGCGGATTTGATGCCGTAGAGAGTGAAGGTTGAGCCACTTTGAAAAGTTTCTCCTGAAAACATAGCCAGAATGATTTGATTTATTGCAGATGTATTTCTCCAAAGACTTACAGCGCTTCTAACATCTGCGGATGCGTTGCCACCGCTAGCCAAAACTGTTTTGAATGTTGTTGTATTTGAATAGTTTTGAAAATTGAATCTATAAACATTGAAAGCACTTGAATTTGCTGCACCGAGTGTATTCAATGATTGTCTAAAAGAAAAAGCAGTTGAACCATCTCCACCAAGAGCGGTTTGTGAATAATTTGAAGCAGTTGAATCGGTATTGAGTTGATAAGTCATTGCATTTCCACCACTTGTTCGGGTGCTTATTACTAAAACAAGGTCAGTAAATGTGCTAGGAATAGACGAGAATGTGACGCTTCCTTGTGCGCTACCTAGCGTTGTCGTTGCAATACAATCGTATGTTGCTGGCATTATGCGCTCCGTATTCCGTAGAGGGCTGCGTGAGTGTACTGAACAAAATTAGCACTATCCCATTGTTGGATTCCAATGGATGTAATCGCAGAAATATTTTTCCATAAAATTGATTGAAGTCTTACGGAACCAGAGTTGCCGTTATCATCGTAACCACTAAGTAGTCTGCAAACTTTATTTTTATTTGTATTGGTATAATCCAATATATCTAAAATTACTACACCGTAGTTATTTGCAATAGCATTAGCGCCAGTCCAATCTCCAAAAGCGCCATCTGTAGCATTACCAGAAGCGAGAACGCCTGTACCATAACCAGTCACATAATGTTGAGCATAGTTTGAATTAGTACTGTCTGAGTTTATTACCAATTTACCATAAGTTCCACCACTCGCCCAGTTTGAGCGCATAAACAATCTAAATTGTAGATGTGTATAAGTTTGTGGAATGCTATTGAATTGCAAAGTACTTACTGAAGGACTTGCGCCGACAGTTACAGTAGCGATAGAGTCATACGAGCCAGTTACTTTGAGGATGCTAGAAGCAATCGTTCCAATAATAGGCATTAGGCAATATCTCCGACTACATACCAAGTATCTGTACCTGTTTTGATACAAGTTGCAGATGAATTGATTGCTCTCAATTTAGGTGCCGTTGATGTTGCACCAGTTGAAGCAACAGTTGTTGTCGCTGGAGTTGCAGCCTGAATCGTCAATTGTCCTGCGCCTGTTTGAATAATCGTTATCTGAGTTCCAGTTGGAAATGCTACAGAAGCATTTGTTGGAATGTTGACAGTTCCAGCAGTTGCTCCATTAGAAGCAAGAAGGATGTCGCCTTGGTCTCCAATTACTAGCGTATATGCATTAGCAGAAAAAGTTGGTGTCACTAAAGGCTGAGTGATAACAGCATTCGTTAGCGTTGCACCTGAGATAGTTGGTGATGTACCAAATACAAGAGCGCCTGAGCCA